TTACAATAGATCATTTGAGAAAATTAAATGAAATGAGCAGCGCCAAATTAAGCTCACTATTATTTATGTTGTAATGGCCAGAAGTAATTTTTTAAAAGACAATAGCAGCCTAATAATTGGCCTAGTAGTGGTTTACTTTGGTTATAACAAAGTAATAAAGCCAATACTAGAAAGCGTAGGGCTGCAAAAAAGTAGCGAGGAGTTAGAAATTGAGAAGCAGACAAGCAACCCAGGTAGCGCCTGGAACCCTAACTATTGGCGTAAAGGTGGCGCGACGATCATAACAAACGCCAATGTCAATAGATATATTGAAACAATATGGAACGCACCAGGATATTTTAGCGACGATTTCGACGCGGTTTTAGGCGTATTTAAGCAGCTTAAAACAAAAAGCCAGGTAAGTTACCTAGCAGACAAATTTAACCAGGCAAAAGGGAAAGATTTGTTAAGCTGGTTACAGGGCGGTGGCGCTTTATCGTGGCCCGCGGATCGTTTTAGTGCGGAGCAAGTTAACCAGTTAATAAAATATGTTAACGGTTTAAAAAACTATTAAAATGAAAGATAAGGGCAGTTTATTGATATTACTTTTATTAGGTGGCGTAATTGTTTACGCGGCTACTAAAAAGAAAACTAGAAGGGGATCTATTGAAATTGGCCCACTGGATCCAGGTGAATTTATTACGGATCCAGCAGATTTATTAACCGACGAAGAAAAATCAATGTTTGAAATATGAAAAATAAAAACTTAATATTATTGCTTGCAGCGGGTGCAGCTTATTGGTATTTTTTTATGTATAAGAAAAAAGAAGTATTAAAAGTTGAGCAGCCAGGTTTTACAGATCAACCAGGTACCAGCGCACCAGCCGCAATGTTGCAACCAGCAATACAAACCGAAAGTTTATCAATTACTGATCAAATAATTGAATTTAGTGAGCCAGCTAGGGTATTACCTTACAAAGAGGATAACGCTTACCAAAATTATTATGTTCAGCAAATAAGTGGAGTTAAAAAAATGGGCGTACCGTTCACAATTTAATTTTCTTTTCACCTTTAATTAAAAAAAATGGCCGACTACAAAGTAACAGCGGAGCTAATAAAATACGACGTAAACTTTACAACTTATGATGTAAGCGGTTACGTTACCAGCGATTGCAATAGTATTTTATTTATCAAAACAGCGGAGCTAATAAAATACGACGTAAACTTTACAACTTATGATGTAAGCGGTTACGTTACCAGCGATTGCAATAGTATTTTATTTATCAATTACGGATCTAATGCCGTACAGATTGAAAACGTAACATTGCAACAAAATCAAAGTTTACAAATTGAGGGCAACGCTGGTGAATATACAACGCGCCGTTTTTTTGCAAATTTTATCAATTCAGGGGGTTTTAATAACCTAGTAACTGTTAAGAAAAACTACATACAATAATGCCAGCAATAGATTTATCAATATTAAACCAAAGACAGACGCCAGCGTTTTACGCGGACGTTTTCGCCAATAGGCCCGCAGCTGGTTTTGTTGGTAGGATCTTTGTATCAACTAATACATTTGCATTTTATCGCGATAACGGTACTGGCTGGGATCTAATCGGCGGCCCAGGTACTGGAACAATTACTGGATCTGGTGCAGCGGGTCAAGTTTCTTTTTGGAACGGAGCCAGCACAATTACTGGTAACAATGATTTATTTTGGGACAATGTTAATGGCCATTTGGGTATCGGTACAAATGTACCAGGTACAGCCCTGGACGTTCACCACGATCAATCAACAGTTGCAATACTTAATCAAACAGTATCAACCAACGACACTAGAATAGGTTTTCAAAATAATGGCGTAGGTTTGTGGCGTATAGGTGCGTTTTACAACGCTGGTGCAAATGATTTTGGAATATACGACGCTGTTTCTGCAATTCAGCCAGTAACAGTTAAAAAGACAACGGGCCAAGTATTAATTGGAACGTCAACTGTTGGATCTGGTAAATTAGTTGTGGCAAGCACAACTGGGGACAACGGGATCCAGATAGTTGGTGCAACAGCTCCAAGTTTACGAATAGATAGCGCCGAAAGTGGCCCAACAAAGCGCGCTGGTTTAGGTATTTCAACGGCTACAAACAATTTTATCCAGGGTAGTGCGGATCGTGATTTTTGTATGTTTAACGGATCCACAACAGCAAGTCCAATTTTATTTGGTATTTATGACGCTGGTACAGTAAACGTCCAGGAAGCTGCTAGAATAAGCCCAGCACGAAATTTTCTTGTGGGCCAAGTAGTTGACAATGGTGAAAAATTGCAGATAGGTGGTAATATTTATATTACCAGTGCTGGTAGTACAGCTGGGCAAAGAATAACTTTGCAAAATACAACCGTTAACGAAATACAATATGCTTTTGTAAATGGTGGATCTAGTATAAATAATTTAGGAAGATTAGCAATTAGAAATGGAGCAAATGGTACAAATCTATTACAAATAGATAGTGCTGGTACATCTTATTTGCAAGATATTAATGCTGGCGTATCTGCTGCATTAAACACAATAGCTGCTGTAAATGGTAGCGGTGGCGGTAACAGACAATTTGATTTAAGTTTTACTGGTACAACAACTGGTTTTGTAGGTGAAGATAGTGGCGACCAGGGATATGGTTATTTTCAAGTATCAATAGAAAGTGGCAAAGTATATCAAATACAAACAACTATTGCAACTGTAAATGGATCACCTATTACAGTTATTACCAGTTCATCTACAAATTTTGCAACTGGTACTGTACAAACAGTTGAAGCAATCCCAGTAGATGGTACTAGCTATTATCAATTTACTGCAAGCGGTGCAGCTGCTTATATTGGTATTGGTTTTGCTAGAACTAGCGGAACTATGACAGCAACAGTTACAAATTTTTCTATAAAGCAATTAAATAATACTTTAATTACAACTAATGGAAATATTTCAACAAATTCACCTTTTATAGGTTTAGGCACTTCTTCAAAGCAAGCATTTTTATATAGCGATACTGGTAGCGGTTATGCAATTAATATGGCTGCTAACAATTTAGGTGCTGGAAGTACAAGTCCATATGGAAGAATATTTTTTTCTAATAATGTTTCAGGAACTTTAACTACAAATGCTTTAATTGGTGGTTATGCAGATAGTGCAGCAGATAGCGGACAATTACTTTTTTTTACAAAAGCAAGTGGCGGTTCAAACACACAACAATTAGCAATAAAATCAAATGGCAATGTTCTTATTGGTACACAAATAGACAACGGAAATAAATTAAATGTAAGTGGTAATATTTGGGGTAGTGCTTTAACAAGAAGTGATAGATTTGTTTCTAATAGTTCATTTACTACAAACATTGTATTTAATACTTTTACTACATTTTATACAATGACTTCTACTTATGGTGGTATTTATTTAGTTATACTTTGTTTAGACGGTCAAAATACAGCTGACTGGGCCGCTAGTGCAATTATATATACTAATGGATCTAGCAGTACTATATTAACACAGCAAAACGGTAGTTTAGTACAAATTACAACAAGCGGTTTAGATATTCAAGGAAAACAAACTGGTACTAGCCCTAATTTAGATATGGCATATAGAGTATTAAAAATAAATAACGTTTAATTAAAATAATATGAAACAAATACAACCTATTCAAATTTGGGTAAACGGCCAACAGCAAACCGCAACCCTTTTTAGTTTAATTATCATTAATGATAATTTATTAAACAGTGCGACGTTTTACTGGCAGTTATTAGACGCGGACGCTTCTAAACTAGCAGACGGAAATTTAACAATGGGCGAGCCTGATTATGACGTATGGGGATCTAGCGCAGATATTAACCTAGCAGCGTACCAGTGGGCCGCAACGCAATTAAATATCACACTAGCTTAATTAATCTTTAAAATACAAAACCAATGGAAACCAAACAAGCACTTGCAATTTTAAAACAAATTTTAGACGCAGCTAGCAAAAGCGGTTTATTTGAAAACTTAACGGCAGCTATGACAGCTGCCGACGCTTACAATGCAATAGCGCGTGAAATATTAAAAGAAGAAAATGGCGACGGATCTGTTATTTAGTATTTGTTTATTTGTAGCCGCTGGCGGTGGCTTCTATTTTACAACCAAAAATAGGTTAGATAAAATTGAAAGGGATCTATCCAGGCACAACAATACCAATACAGAAATATTGGATAGGCTGGCGCGCATTGAAACAAAACTTGATTTTGTAACTAAAAAATAATTTTATGTTCAAAAACTGGAAAACATCACTATTCGGACTAGGTGCCGTAATAACTGGGGTTGCAACAGTATTAAAAGGCGACGTGCCAACTGGTATTACAGCCATATTAAGCGGCCTAGGTTTATTTGCAGCAAAGGACAGCGACATTAATTTAAATAACCGCCCATAATGATTAGCCAAACCAAAAAAATATTGGTGGTTACAGTTGTGGCGTTAATCTTATTAAGCAGCACAATGGCAGTAGGAGCAAAGGCCGAGGAATTGATAAAAAGATTTGAGGCCGACGACATCAATAAGTATTTAAGGGCCTACCTAGATCCAGTTGGAATACCTACAATAGGTTACGGATCTATTTATAATTACGACGCAAAGCGTAAAGTAATGCTAGGCGACAGTATTACCCAGCAAAAGGCAGTTGAGTGGTTAAGAAAGGAAACAAAATCAATAGTGCCAAAGATCAAAGCATTAGTTAAGGTTCCTATTAATCAAAACCAGCTGGATAGTTTAACCAGTTTTGTGTATAACGTAGGTATCGGCGCCTTTCAATCTAGCACGCTTTTAAGGTTACTTAATAGCGGCGCACCAAAAGAAGAAGTGGCGGCCCAGTTTGATCGCTGGAATAAAGGCACTGTAAACGGCCAAAAGGTAGTTTTACCTGGGCTGGTAAGACGTAGAAAAGAAGAAAAAGCGTTATTTTTAGCATAAGAAGCAAGTTGGTTAGATAAATTTCAATGGTCTAGTACAAAAAGAAAGCCTGGTATGTCTATACTGGGCTTTTTTATGCCCCTACAAAAATAAATTTGGTAGTTTAAACGTTTTTACTATAATTTTACCAAAGACAAACAAAACCCTAATATATGCAACTTAAAACCGACAGTAAGATCCTGGGCGAAATAGCCAGCTTACAACACAAAATTTTGCGCTTAGAAGCATTACGCGCACTATCACCGTACGAACAATGTACATTTTTTTTCTATTCTAGTTCTGGTAAGTTTTTATCGTTAAATGAAAACGATTTGCCGTTTGACCTATCTTTTGAAGTTAGGATCCTAATAGACGCGGCACTGGAACATTACCAGCACGAAATTAAACGACTAGAAAACAGTTTTCAATGCGACGCAAACTAATTAGATTAGCTGCAATAATATTTTTTATTGCAGTAAGCGTGCCAGTATGTATATTAACCTACACTGGCGCCTTTATACTTTTTTACCTATTTAAAATTTATCACTTA